CATTATACTCCATCAACATCTTTTCATAATGATCGTCCCAATCTGGCAGTTGCCAACCTTTTACATCTTTCATATTTTACCTTTCGTCTTTCAATATCACTACATTAAATATTTGTCTATTCAATTCAGTATTTACCTCTGTTACACCATGCCAACCTTCAGGACTATTTTTAAATAACAATGAAGTATTGCCTGTATTAATATATTGTTGTTTATGAGCAAAGTCTGTAGGTTCTGGATTCATATTTTCAACAAGTTTGCCTTTATAAAATATTGTATTACCACCACACTCATCATTCCAACCCTCTGGCATAAAGTATATTAAATGACTACCATATTTAGTAGTACTATCCACATGAGGCGATACGTCTTGTCCCCACTTTGTTAAATGCCAATCAAATCTATATTTAAAATTGTTACCTGGTATTTCTAATGTTTCTTTTATCCAGTCTGAGTATTCTTTACTATTAAAAATCTTATCTACAAAATAATCCCATGTTTCAGATAATTGATATCTATGTATTTTATATCTATCAAAATATGGACTATCTGGAAAAGGTGCATAACACATAAACATTCTTAGATGAGGTCTTTGTCCATGTTTCCTAGGTTTTATATGACCTTCTTCTTTAAATAAACTTGCAGCTGGCCATTCATCTCTTAAATCTTCCCAATGTTCTACAAATCCATTTATAAATTTATGTGGTGTATAACCATCAGTTGTCATCAATGTATCTGGAATATTAATCATTTAGGTATCTCCGTATGATTTATGGATGTCAATCTTCTAAGATCACGTTTATGTTCAATAGTTGTCATTTTATATCCTTCAATTTGATCGTAACCATTTTGTTTTGCCCAATGTACTCTCTTGTTACCTGTGTGTACATATAAACCTGGATTTAATTTACCGTCTGTATAATGCCATGGATTTTTAGGTCTTAGTCTATCATCTACCCATTTAGGTTTTTCATCTGTTACACATATAGGCCATATCATACCATGGTTTTCAAAACTTTTATTGTATTCAAACTCTTCTATTCTTTTTTGTAACCAATGTTCTTTAGGTATACAAATCAACTCAGCTACATTAAATAGTTCTAATGGTAGATCAGTTTCAGGATGTTTTTTTGCTTTCAAAATTTTCATAACCTGCTCTCGCAATATAATAACTATCAACTATATCTGATACTGGATTACCAACTTTAGTTGTATCAAATAATTGTTTTAAGTCAATCTTTGTATCTTTTAACCACGCCTCGTACATCATATCTTTATCAGCATTACCTTTACCTGTTGCATGTTTCTTTACAACACTTGGTACAACGGTGTTATAATACCAATGTTCATCTCGTAATCTATACTTTAATATACCACAGTTTTCGGCGATTTGAAATAGTCCTTGACCTTTAGAACCAAAAGAATAACCCTCTATAAAAATTTTTCTACTAGGGTCTGGATGTAAGTCTTCTAAAACAAATATTACCCAATCACTTATCTTTGCAAATCTTTCAATTGGATCGTTCCAATCATCATGTAATTGACCTGTAATATATTTACCAAACTTGCCTTCATGTTTCTTTTTATTTGATAAGAAATAGAAGTTAGAATTTTCTATTTTAAAATCTGTAGTTACACAAATAGCTGGACTTGTTAATGAATAATCAATCCCAACTATCGTTTGGTTCGTATCTTTGTTCAATGTCTTCCTCATCTTCAACTTCATATCCACAAAATGGACATGTTAGCGGATCTAAGTCCTGTTCTTCTTCGTCCCACGTTACGGTATATTTAGTGTCGCATTGAGAACAGGACTTTTTTTGTTTTATCATTATAATTTAAATTTTTTGAATTGATCTTTTTTCACATCTTGTTTTACGCCACCAATTACATAAGATTCAATCTCTGTTTCTTGTGGTGCATTTTGAAGTGATCTACTATTTAACCAATGATCTACCCATGGTAATGGATTAGTTTTTTGTTCGTATTGTGGTGTAAGACCAATAGCTTTCATTCTTCTATTTGCCATATACTCTACGAATTGGTGTAATAGTTTTTCTGATAAACCGATCATAGAACCATTAGAGAATAGGTAAGTTGCCCATTTTTTCTCTTCCGTTACTGCGTCATCATACATTTTATAAACTTCTTTTTCTGTATCTTTAATGACTTTTAACATTGTCTTATCTTGTTCTCTTTCACGGTAATTATTGATAACTGTTTGCGACATTGCAAGGTGTTGACTTTCATCTCTTGCAATAAAACCTATTATCTTAGCAGAACCTTCTAATAATTTTAATTCACCAAATGCAAAACTACAAGCAAATGATACATAAAATCTTAGTCCTTCTAATATGTTTACTGTCACCATTGTTAACCATAATCTCTTTTTTAATTCGTACATGTCAACTTTATCAGGTGTTAAAGTCCACTTATAACCCATACTGATTAAATCATCATAAGTTTTTGTAATACTACCAGCTCTCTTTTCAATATTATTATCTTCAATAATAGTATCAAAGACCTCTGATGGATCTGAATATAAATTCTTAATTATATAGGTGTAACTTCTACTATGGATTGTTTCAATAAAATCCCATGTTACAATACAACCTTCTAATTCAGGTAGAGAACAAAACGGTAAGAAAGCTAAACATGGACCTCTGCCTTGTACAGAGTCTAACATTGTTTGATATTTTAAATTAGATGTAAATATAAACTTTTGTTGATCTGTTAATGTTTGATAATCGTTTCTATCTTTTTGTAACGATATCTCTTCAGGTCTCCAAAAGTAACCTAATTGTTGTTGATTTAGTTTGTCAAAGATAGGATACTTCATGTTATCATACCTTTGTACAGCTAAGTCTGGCCCAAAAAACATCTCTGCTTTTGTGGCGTCTAAGTTTTTATCTTTATTAAATACGCTTCTTCCCATTTCTATTCCTTATTCTCCTTTAATTCATAAAAAAATTTATCGTCATCACCTGCCGTCCATTTTTGTTCACATTCTACACTATACTCTTTAGTGGACACATTGAAGTCTGGAAACTTCAACTCGCTAGGAGTATAACTTTTATCATAGAATATTACTCTGTTGTTAGGTTGAGCGGCAAAATAACCGTTCTCTAACTTTAGAATATTAAATGACTTATGTTGACTTGGTACTTCACTATAAGTTACATTTCTTTCTAAATTTGTTGAGTTGGCATTATCTATTGTAAACATATACCAACCTTTATACCATTTTTTATTAGGCGACAAGTATTTAACTTGATTACCTGATAACATTTGTTTTTCAATAACTGCAATATCATAACTAAAACAATCCCATAACTGTAGCTCTGTTAAAGGGACTTCTCCTTCATAATCTTTTTTCCAAACAAAGGCACTAATAGGTAACTTATCGTATAAGGCACCATACTCTGGTATATAAGTTTCAAAATATAACGCTCTGCCTTGTATAGACTTTGCTGTTACCCATACGCCTTCTACTAGCTCACCATGTCCTTTGTTGCCATCATATAGATATTCTTTCTTAACATACACATCAACATGAGGTATATTGACACACAAATATGCCATAAGTTTTCCTTTCTATATTGTACAACTGTCGCAAGCTTCATCATCTTGTAACTGTCCGTTTAGATGTTCACTTGCTGGTGATTTTAATTCTTCCTCTTTCTCTGGCACGTTATCTGTCCAACCAACTGGATGAGCAGGTTCGTCAACATCTTTCTTACTATCATATGTGTTTTGATAGTATGATGTTTTCCAACCTAACTTATAAGTTGTTAACAGGTCTTGTGCCATAGCACTAACCGAAACTTGGCCGTCTTCATAATGTTCAGGATTATATGACCAGTTTCCACTTATTGCCTGGTCAAAGTATTTCTGCATAACAGAAACTATATTTATATATCCCTCATTGCTTGGCATATCCCATAATAAAGTATAAAAATTTTTCAATGTATTATACTGAGGTACTACCTGTTTCAATGGACCTTGTTTTGATTTCTTAATACTTAAATAGTCCCTAGGTGGTTCAATGCCGTTAGTAGCATTGGAAACCACACTAGAGGATTCAGACGGCATTTGGGCTGAGAGTGTGCTATGTCGTAACCCATGCTCTTTGATATTCTTCCTTAAATCTTCCCATTTACAAGTTAATTTACGATTTACAATCTCATCAACTTCTTTTTTATAGGTATCAATAGGTAGAATACCATCTGAATATTTTGTACGGTGGAAATATTCACAAGCACCTTTTTCTTTAGCTACTTCGTTACTTGCCTTTAGTAAGTAGTATTGGAAATGTTCAGTTAACTCGTCAACTTCTTTCCATGCTTGTTTATCACCGTAAGAAACTTTTAGTTTTGCTAGATAGTGTGCAAGACCAATATAACCTACACCTAAACTACGTCTTGCCTTTGTAGAAATCTCAGCAGCTTTTACTGGATAATGTTGATGATCTATTATCTCTTCTAAACCTCTTACTGCTAGATCACAAAGTTCCTCTAAATCTTCTAAGTAGTTTAATTTACCTACATTGATTGCACTTAATATACATAATGCAATTTCACCAGAACCATCAATATGTTCTATTGGATCAGTTGGTAGTGTAATCTCCTGACATAAGTTTGACATATAAACTCTGTCTTTAAAACTGGAGTGTGTATTACAATGGTCAATATTCATAACGTAAATACGACCTGTTTCAGCTCTTTCTTTTAAGATGTCAAAGAATAACTCCTGAGCGTTGATTTTTTTCTTTTTAACACTTGTTTTTCTTTCTGCTCGTAAATATAATTCGTCAAACTGTTCAGTACCCCATGCTTCGTATAATTCTGGCACTTCATGTGGTGAGAACAATGTAATTTCTTCTTCATTAATAAACCTTTCATAAAACAATTTAGATAACTGAATTGAATAATCTAACTTTCTAACTCTGTTATCTTCACTACCTTTATTGTTCTTTAATACAATAATATCTTCTATTTCTTGGTGCCAAATAGGAAAGTGTACCGTTGCACTACCACCTCTTACACCATTTTGAGTACAACATTTTACAGTTGCTTCAAACTTTTTTAAGAAAGGTATAACGCCTGTATGTTGTACCTCACCACCTCTAATTCTTGCATTGATACCTCTAATACGACCTGCGTTGATACCAATACCAGCTCTTTGTGCTACGTAACGACCTATTGCCATATCACTTGAAAAGATACTTGGCAATGTATCATTTACATCAACTAAAACACAACTTGCATATTGTCTTAATGGTGTTCTAACACCTGCCATAACAGGAGTAGGAATATTAATTTTAAATTTACTAATAGCGTCATAGTATTTTTTAACATATGTCATTCGTTTACCGTTTGAATAGTTAGCAAATATAGTTGCAGCTATCATCATGTACATAAATTGTGGTGTTTCAAATACTTTACCAGTTGATCTATCTTGTACTAAGTATTTGTCTATAACTTGTCTTAGACCTGCATAGGTAAAATCATAATCTCTTTCATGTGTTACCCAATTTTCCATTCTATCAAAATCTTTTTTAGAATACTTTTCTAATATTTCTTTATCATATAATCCTGCGTCAACACATTTGTTTACATGGTCCCAAATATGTGGATGGTCCCATAGTTTACCAATAACTTGTTTTCTTAGTGAATATAATAAAAGTCTAGCAGCTGAATACTGATAGTTTGGATTTTCTAATGAAATTAAATCAGAAGCGGATTTGATTAGGATTTTTTGTATGTCGTCTGTAGATATTCCGTCATAAAATTGTAAACCAGAGTTCATCTCAATTGATGATGAGGATACACCATTAATATCTTCGGTAGCATATTCAACCATTTCGTGTATCTTTTCTATATCTAATTTTTCAGTACCTCTTGTACCTCTTTTTACAACTTTAATTTCTTGTGAATTTTCTACCATTGTTCCTCCTAATTGATTTTCTTCCAATAACTAATTTTTGTTAACGCTTCTAACTTGTGAAAAGTGTTATTACTTATAATACTTAAAACTTCCGATTTGTCAAGTCCAGCTATAAACATGTCGTTGATGTCTTTATGTCGCATGTCTTCTGGCCATATTACAACATTATAATCTTGTTCAATCACTTTATACATTCTATTTACAATCTCTCTGTTACGTGGTTCATTATCAAATATATACGTAACATCTTTTGGTTGTATATTTCTTAGTTCAACATCTGCACCAGCAGCTGCCAAACAATTATCTAAAAACAAACTATCAATAGGGCCTTCCACAACATAAACAGGATCTTGTAGATTAACTCTCTCTAAACCATAAATTTTTTGTTTGTTATCATCTAATTTAATTGTCAAATATTTTGGTTGTTCATCACCAAAGGCACGACCTTGAAATGCAAATAACTTGCCTTGCAAATCATAAAAAGGTATTATCAATCTAGGATGATCTTTAATAATCTTTTTAAACGTACCTGGTTTTGCCTTGTTTACCAAAGCCATAAATTTATCAGATAATAATAATTTTGAAAAATACTTTTCAGGTATCTTTCTATTTATCACATACTGTTTTACTGGATGTTTTTCATCTAACTTATCAATAGACGTTAGATTGTCCAGTATGGTTGACTCAAACACAGGTGGTTTGAAATCAAATTTAGGTTTTGGTGTCGCTGGTGCTGATGACTTATATCTTTCTAACAAATATAATTCATGCAGCTTTGGGTCTACAAACTTAATAAAGTTTGCTAGGTTTTGACCTTGTCCGCAATTATGGCATTTGAAAAACATATCGTTCTTAATACGATACAGATACGCTCTTGCCTTAGTTTTGGACTTTTTAGAATCACCACAATGAGGACAACGGAAGTTAAACAGATAATCTGTTTTCTTTTTAAACTGCCCTAATCTGGCTGATAAATCATTAATAAATTTTAGATCAATATAACTCGACATAACACAAAGACTACTATACTATATAGTGTCGTATTTGTCAATGGTGGAATTATTGAGCGCCGTTCATCATGTGGAGTAATGGCATTAGGTTTCTGGATAGTATCCAACCAATTATGATTGCACCACCTAGTATAATCCATCTCCATTTTTCTAAGACGCCTACTCTGGATCCTATATCATTTTTCAATGATTTTATCTCTATTAGTAGTCTTTTTTCTACTTGATTTATTTCTTTACTTAAATCTTTATATACCGTGTCAATCTCATCAGCACGGTCTTTTATTTTACCAAATATAATATCGTCTATCTGTTCCTGCCTGGAGAGTTTTTCTTCGTGTACAGCTAACATAGACTTAATAGAAGTAGAAACATCTGTAAGTTTATCTATCGCTGTATCTAATTTTGCTTGGATACCCGATACATTATCTACCTTTTGTTTTACTTTTTCTAGTTCTATTTTATAGTCTGTATCTGCCATTTTTCTCCTAGGATCAGCATTCTTTTTATAACTTATGTGGAGTGTTTATAACTCGTTTTTCTATATTTGCTGATATTAATATTTAGTCTAATATAGTTTTTAAGCTGCTAGAGATGGCATAAACAGTTGTTGTTTTTTCATCAATGCCACTTGTCTTTGCATCCACATTTTTTTAAGTGTTCTTCGTCTTCGTCTGTCTTTTTGTTTTTTTATCTTTGCCCATTCCAAATTTAGATAATATAGGTTTACTTTTCGCTCTTGTCTTATCTGTCTTATTACTAACTTTCTTAACTTCCTCATTTGTAGTTGTGTAATCATAGGGCTCCTTAACTGTATAGATTGATACTGTATTAGATTTACCTTTCACTTGTACATCATCTATTTTGGTAAAGTTGAATTGATTTTTGATTGAGCTGTAGGTGTCTTCGCCGACAATTAGTGTGGCGTCATAATTCTTGGACACCCCCTCTAATCTACTGGCTAAGTTGACGGGGTCGCCTATAACTGAATAGTCAAATCTTTGATTGCTTCCCATATTTCCTACATAGGCATAACCTGAGTTAATACCTATTCCTATATTTATAGTTATGTTCTCTCCAAAAGCACCTGAGGAGTTTAATTCATGTAATTTATGTTGCATTTGCATTGCACTTTTAACTGCGACACTTTGGTGATTCTTTACATCTATTGGTGCATTCCAAAATGCCATTATACAGTCCCCCATATATTTGTCAATAGTACCACCGTTTGACATAATTATATCTGTCATTGGTGTTAAAAACTTGTTGATAACTTTTGTAAGTCCACCTGGATCTGATTTAAATTTTTCTGATAAAGGAGTAAAACCTCTTATATCACAAAATAAAAATGTTAATTCTTTTCTTTCACCACCTAGTTTTAATAAGTTAGGATTTTGTTGTAACTTCTTAACCATTTTAGGTTCTAAGTAATGTTCAAATTGTTTTTTAATTTGTTGTTTAAGTTGAAACTCTAATACAAATCTATTAAAGATACTATGCATACCAACAACTGTAATGGTAATAATTGCCCAACTACCATCAGCTAATATTGAATATTTGTTAAAGAGATAATAAACTGTACCGATTGTCGCACCATAGAATACGACCATTTTTAAACCTACAACCCAATAAGGAGTAAATCTTGTAAGTATTATTATAACACTTCCTAATAAAAAGGCAACAGCTAATTCTAATAAAAATGATATATCAATTCTTTCTATAGTCTTACCGTCTAGTATAGTTTGTAAAGTTGAAGCTGTTAGTTCATAGGCATATCGTTCTCCAGTTGGCGTTGCAATCACACCACCTAAACCCTCTGCTGACATTCCTATAATGATTGTCTTACCTCTTAGAGTTACCTCTGTATCATATAGATCAGCAAGTGAAGTTGTCATAAAACCTCTGTTCCATCGCAACCAGATACGTCCATTTGCGTCTGTCTTAATAGTTTTGAAACCTGGTACTCTCATAGCAATAATACCACCCTCGCCTGCCTTTACTTGATAACTAGGGTCTCCTGTTGAAACTCTAATTGTTTCTATTGCCATTGAAGGATAAATCTCTTCACCTATTCTCATCAATAAAGGTATTCTTCTTACAACACCGTCAACCTCTGGCGCTGTATTTGTAACACCTACACCATCTGCATATTGTCCAAACTCTGCTACAGGTCCTACCATTCCACCCCATTCAAATAACCACGGTAGTGGATCTCCTATTTTTGCAACACCACGTGGTACTGCATTTTTATTTGTTTGATTAGTTCCTACTTGAGCAATAACAACACCGTTTTGATGTATTGTATTAATAAACGCATTATCACCACCTAATCTATCGTATTCTGAAAATAAAATAGGCATGACTATAGTACCAGCGCCCATTTCTCTTAAATCATTTACAACTTCAGCTAATACTTCTCTGTTCCATGGCCATTGACCATATTTTTCTATTGCTTTTTCATCAATAGTTAATACGTGTATATCTGTAGATATTGATTTTGTTTCTGATTGTAGTAAAAGGTCAAATGATTTTAACCTTAGAATTTCTTTAACTTGTGGATCTTTTAGACCAATCCATGTCAATGCAAACAAAGTAACAAATGCTATTGTCCAATGTGTAAATAATTTTTTCATACTTCTATTTAGTTCTGAGTTACCGTAGCTGAACAGGAAGCTGTTGAACAATTTTGATATAGATAATAGTTTTGTGAGGTACTACTATCCTGTGTTAATGTTACACTAGAAGTATTACCACTTAAATTAATTGTGGCATTGTGGTCACCACTTCCGTCTTGCGTTACATCTACGGTATGACTATCAGTCAATGTTATTTCTGAATAATGGTTACCTGTACCTTTTTGGTCTACGGTAACATTATTAGAACCATCTATATCTAAAAACAATTTCTTATTTCCGGTTTCAGTCTGGTCTAAATCTAAAGTATTATTACTACCTACAATGGTAACTGACATATAATGCTCACCAACATAATTAATCGCTGACTGATTTAAGTTTGCCGTATTTGATGAACCTGTAATACTTAATTTTGCCCTTTGGTCTTGGTTTTGTATTACATCTACATCATTTGAAGAACCGATTACATCTATACCTAATACATTATCATTACCTAATTGGTCTATGTCAACATTATTATTATCACCAGTTATAGCAGCTGTTGATGTTAAGTCTGTGCCTATAATTAAGTTATCGTCACCGTCTTGTAGAATATTTAAAACATTATTGTCACCTGATTGATTTATATATATTTGATTGCCGTTTACAGACTTGTTTCTAAATGTAGTAAACTCTGTTGTTTGTGATGATGTAATACCTGAAAGTGTTACTAAAACACTTTCGTATGTGTCTGAAATTAAGTTAGCCATCTTTGCTTTATCAAAAGAGCTTTCAAATTGGTTTATATCAAAAGTTATATAAACTGCACCCGTATAACCATTTGGCAATTCACTACCTGACCATCTCATCCAAACAACTTGACCATTTCCGTTTTTTGCAACCCATGTACCATCACCTGTAAAATGTGTACCATAAGGATATACTGCAACATCACTACCGTAATCACTATCTGTTACAGCTGTGTTTGTGGTTGTGATTGTGTTTGAGTTATTATTATTGGTACAATTCATAGAACAACCATCCGTATTACCAGAAAGACCTACTGTACCACCTAATTTATTTTCTACAAAGGCTTCTATAGTTTGGTTATTATTACTAAAGTTTTGATTGTTCTCACCTACTAATACTAAAACACCACCTGCATTTACAAAGGCTTGATATCTGTCTTTACCATTACTGCCTATACTATTATTATATTTCATATCCCAAACTACATCATAACTATTAATTAAGTTATCATCTACAGTACCAGTTGT